GTGATACCCCGATATGAGTTCGCCGAGCAGCTCGGCCATGAAGTCTGAGTTGTTCATCGTTGGGGCTCCGACGAACATGTCAAACCTCGACTGCGACAAGCTCCTTGATTTCGATGGTCACGCCCTTGGCGCGCGCCATCTCGAGCAGATCGGGCCAGTGGCGCTGCGGGATCTGGCCGCCTGTGCCGTCAGGCCGCGGCTGGCACCAGCGGCTGAGCGTTGACTTGTCCAGCTTCAGGTGGTGGGCCACATCGGCCTTGCCACCGAGGCGCTCAATGACGCTGAAGGCGGGGTCCATGGTGTGAATCGTGGGAATTGGCATGTTCGCTCCAGGTTGTGAATTGCGCAATCGCAAGGTCTAGTCTATCTTGCGTTTGACGCAACGTAGAGCCAATGTCACCATGCCCGCACCTGGAGATTGACGAAAGAGGCCTTCAACCATGAACACCCACTGGTTCCGTGAGCGGCTGCAAGACAAGCAACTGTCTCAAAGAAAGCTGGCCAAGATGCTCAACATAGACCCTGCTGCCGTATCGTTGATGTTGCGTGGGAGGCGCAAGATGACGCCCCACGATGCACATCAAATCTCCGTGATCCTGGGCGTGCCTCTGAACGAGGTGATGCGCAACGCCGGGATCGAGGTGACGGAGGACATACACAACTGCCCGATCGCCGCGCACGTCAATGAGCACGGCGCCGTGACGCTGATGCCGCGAGGCACGCATGACCTGGCCAAGGGCCCGGCCGACTGCCCCGTGGGCACCTACGCGGTGCAGGTGCGATCGCACGCGTCCATCAAGGACGGGTGGATGCTGTTCGTCACGCCGGCCCAGGTGGCCGCTGAGTCCAACATGGACCAGCTCTGCCTGGTGGCCACGGCTGACGGCAAGCAGGTGATGGCGGTCGTGCGCCGCGGCTACCGCAGGGACACCTGCAACCTGGTGCTGTGGCCGTCAATGGAGATCCTGTCGGACGCTCAGATCGCCTGGACGTCCACGGTTCTCTGGATCAAGCCCCTCTACTGACCCCCTCTGGCTGACTTGTGCAGGGACCAATGTCCCTGTATTTTTGTCGGGCTTGTGTTGTGGTTGTCTCAATGTGGAGCAGAATTCACAGCAACACAACGCAACCGGAGCCCGAACGTGAACCACACCACGCGCCGCTTCCCTCGCACCCTCCGCGAGGCCTTTCCTCAAGACCGCGAGTGGGCCTACAGCATCGAGAAGCACAAGTCCCCGATGGGGTTCTGCGAGGCGCTGGTGGCCTGGGCCTCCATCGTTGGCCTGTCCGTGCTGCTGGCCTACGCGGTGGTCGCATGAGATGTGAAGACGTCATTCGCATGGCGCGGGGTCGCATTGAATTCGGCGACTGCCGCGACACTATGCGGCGCTGGGCCGCTGAAGGCGTGAAGGCGCAGACCTGCGTGACATCGCCGCCCTACTTTGGCCTGCGAGACTACGGGCACGAAGGCCAGATCGGCCTGGAGCAAACGCCCGAGCAGTACATCGCCGCGATGGTCGAGGTGTTCCGATGCGTGCGCGACGTGCTGGCCGACGATGGGACGCTGTGGCTGAACATCGGCGATACCTACAACGCCTACAACGGCAATCGCGGGCGCAGCACTTCATTCCAACAGGCGACCGACGAAGCGCTGCCAAAGCTGCCGAAGGGCGCGGGCCTGACCGTGCCTGCTCTCAAGAACAAAGACCTGATCGGCATCCCCTGGATGCTGGCCTTCGCCCTTCGCGCTGATGGCTGGTATCTGCGTCAGGACATCATCTGGCACAAGCCAAACCCGATGCCAGAGTCCGTGCGCGACCGCTGCACGAAGGCGCACGAATACATCTTCCTGTTGTCGAAGTCGGAGCGTTACTACTTCGACGCCGAGGCGATCAAAGAACCAGCGAAAGTCAGCAGCGAGGGAATTCGTTTTGGCGGGAAGAAGTACGGAGACAGCGCTGATCCCAAGCACGCCACCAAGTCTGGCAACGTCAGCAAGGAATACGACAAGGCAAACAAGCGCAGCGTCTGGACCGTCGCCACGCGCCCCTACAAGGGCGCCCACTTCGCCACGTTCCCGCCTGCTCTGATCCAGCCCTGCATCCTTGCCGGCAGCAGGCCCGGCGACATCGTGCTCGACCCTTTCATGGGATCAGGGACGACCGCTGCAGTCGCCGTGCAGAACGGTCGGCAGTACCTCGGTTGCGAACTGAATCTGCAGTATGAACAGTTGCAGCACCAGCGATTGTTAGATGCGATGCGCCGCTTTGAACAACGTGACACGCAGCCTGAATTGTTTGAAGAACTAGCGGGGGCAGCATGAAGCACTGCTCTGGCCCGTGCGACCAAGGCCGCAAGCCCTGCCCCACGCCCCAAGCCTGCGAGATCGAAACCACCGAGGAGCGCCTGTTCCGTCTGATGGGCGTCGCGGTCATGGCTGTCGGTGTGATCGTTGTCTTGGTGCTGGTACTCGCATGAGGTGCCCAGCATGCGACGCGCTGACCGAGGTGATCACCAAGCGCGGCCCGAGGCGGCGCCGGGAGTGCCGCAACGGCCATCGGTTCAGCACCAACGAGGCCATCACCAGTGGTGTACGCCCCAAGGCCGACGAACCCCAACCTGCCCCGCCTGGTGGCCTTTTGGCACAGGTGTGGCACTCACCCCTTCCAAGCAACAACGAGAAGCCCTGAAGGGCCTGCAAGACGCCCTGTTTTGACCCACGAAAGGAATCACATGGACCTGATTGATCAACTGGCCACTGAATGGGCCATCGCCAAAGAGAAGGAAGACGCGGCCAAGGCCGAGCGCATCGACATTGAGGAGAAGATCCTCAAGCTGCACCCGGCCAAGGAAGAAGGCAGCGAGTCCTTCAGCACGCCGGCCGGCGCCAAGGTGGTGCTCACCGGCCGCGTCACCTACAAGGTGGACATCGACAAGCTGATCGCCCTAACGGGCGCCTGGCCTGATGACGTGCGCCCGGTCAAGACCAAGGTCGAGGCCGATGAGACGCGCCTGAAGGCCATCCGCAACGAGAGCCCCAAGCTCTGGTCGCAGATCGCCGCCGCGGTCGAGACGAAGCCGGCCAAGACCGGCGTCAGCATCAAGTGGAAGGAGTGAGCCATGGCCTTCAACCTCGCTTCCATCTCCAAGACCCGGCGCTTGCGCGCCCCCAAGGTCGTCATCGCCGGCCCCGGCAAGATCGGCAAGACCACCTTCGCAGCCAGCGCCCCCAACGCGGTAGGCATCCTGACTGAGGACGGCGCCGACGCAGTGGACGCCTCAGCCTTCCCGCTGGCCTCAAGCCTGCAGGAGGTCTACCAGGCCATCGGCACGCTGCTGAAGGAAGAGCACGACTTCAACACCGTGTTCATGGACTCGCTCGACTGGCTCGAGCCCCTGGTGCATGCCCACGTCTGCGAGCAAAACAAGTGGGCCAGCATCGAGGCGCCGGGCTATGGCAAGGGCTACCTGGCCGCGGCTGATGAGTGGCGCGTGCTGCTCAACGGCCTGGAGGAGCTGCGCCAGCGCCGCAACATGGCCGTGATCCTGATTGCGCACGACAAGATCAAGCGCTTCGAGTCACCGCTGCACGACGGGTACGACCAGTACGTGCTGAAGCTGCACGACCGCGCCGCTGCCCTGGTGCAGGAGTGGGCCGACGTCATCGGCTGGGCCAACTACCGCGTGGTCACGACGCAGACCGACGCCGGCTACGGCAACAAAGAAACCAAGGCCCGCACGACGGGCGACCGCATTCTTCATGTCGAACCCCATCCCGCTCACATGGGCGGCAACAGGTTTGGCCTCAAGAACATGCCTCTCTCTTGGGAGGCATTCGCAGCCGCTTTGGCGGCCTCACAAACCTGAACCGAGAAGACCAATGCCCCTGTACGTCATCACCGACACCGCCAACGCGAAGACGCGCCTGGTGGATGCCCAGAACCCTGCCCGCGCCCTGCGCCACGTCACCAGCTCGCAATTCGGCGTCAAGGCCGCCAGCGCTGCCCTGGTGGCCAAACTGATGGGCGCTGGCATCCAACTGGAGACGGTCACCACCGAAGCCGAACCCGAAACCGCAACCACGGAGAACTGAAACCATGGCATTCCTGAACTTCAAGGCGAGCTCGATCCAGATCGAGGAGCGCACCACGTCCTACGGCCCGCTGCCCGCGGGCGAGTACGAGATGATGGTGGTCAAGTCCACCACCAAGCCCACCAAGAACGGCAACGGCTCCTACCTGGAGCTGGAGATGCACATCATCTCGGGTGAGCACACCGGGCGCCGGCACTGGGAGCGGCTGAACCTCGACAACCCGTCACTGCAGACCGTGAAGATCGCGCAGGAGCAGCTGGCCCGCCTGTGCGTGGCGCTCGGCCTGGACGAGGTGGACGACAGCGAGCAGATGCACGACAAGCCCTTCGTGGCCGAGGTGGGCATCGACAAGAAGGACGACGCCCGCAACGTCATCTGGAACTACCGCGCCATCACCGGCGCGCCTGTCAGCCCGGCCAAGCTGAAGAACACGCCGCCTCCCCCGCCCGCTGCCGCGCCGGCCAAGGCTGCACGGCCTTGGGGTTGACCATGGCGGCGCTGCCTGAGTCTCCACACACCACCGCGACGGCCATCGTCAAGTGGTACGAGAGCAAGCCCCAGGAGCACCGGCCGCACATGGGGGCCAGCCTGATTGGCCACCCGTGCGACCGCAACATCTGGATGACCTGGCGCTGGGTGCTCAAGCCCGAGTTCAAGGGCCGCATCCTGCGCCTGTTCAGCACCGGCCAGCGCGAGGAGTCGCGCCTGCTGGAGGAGCTGCGCGGCATCGGCGCCCAGGTCTGGGACGTTGACCCCGAGAC